AAAAGATGAAAACGGAACTTCTGGGTCAGAATCTTTAGACAAAATGTTAGAAGAAGGCGTAGACCATTCTGAATGGGAACAATTTGAAGATCTTTCTGAAGGAGAACAAAAGTTAATGGATAAACAAGTGCAGACATTAATAAAAGAAGCACAAGAGCAAACTATTAAAAAAAGAGGAGTAGTACCTGGAGAAATAGAAGAAATCATAAAACTTTCTGTAGTAGAAAAACCAAAATTTAATTGGCGAAAGTTTATTAGAAGATTTACGGGTAATTCTCTTAAAACTTTTACTAAGAAACAGAGAAGAAAAGAGAATCATAGATACTCTGATAATCCTGGTCTTAAAATAAAGATGCGACAAAAAATGTTAGTTGCAATAGATACATCTGCTTCTGTAAACAACGATGAGCTCACTGAATTTATGAATGAAATTTATCATTTATATAGATCAGGAGTAGCTATTGAAATTGTACAGTGCGACACTAAAATAAATAGTATACAAGAATACAAAGGTAAATTTGAACTTGAAATATCAGGTAGAGGAGGTACTAGTTTTGATCCAGTATTGGATTATTATATGGACAATCCTAAGTTTACAAGTCTTGTATATTTTACTGACGGTGAAGCATATACAAAATTAAAACCAAATAAGAATATTTTATGGGTTCTGTCAGAAAGATCTGATATGAATAATGAATTACCAGGAAAAGTTATTAAACTAGAAATTTAAAAAAAATGAATCAAACTAAATTAAACGTAGAAGAATTAAGAGATTTTGTATCTCACATGATTAGAAATAATCAACACATTCAAGAAAAAGGATTAGTACCTGTTACTATAGATGTATCAGGTAATGCAGGATTAGGTAAAACTTCTTCTATTATACAGCTAGCAAAAGATCTAGACTTGCAAGTAGAAAAAATAAATCTATCTCAACTAGAAGAGTTAGGCGACTTGATAGGTTTTCCTGTTAAAGAATACAAAGTAAAAAACAATGAAGGAAAAGTATTGTGGATTACTGAGCAAGAAATTGCTACTGCAAATGAAAAAGGATATAGAGTAGTAGATAAAAGAATGTCACACGCAAAACCATCTTGGGTACAAGGTAAAAAAGATGGCGGTGTACTTATACTCGACGATTTTACACGTGCAGATCACAGATTTATGCAAGCAGTTATGGAAATTTGCGATAGACAAGAGTATATTTCTTGGAAATTGCCAAAGAACTGGCATGTAATTCTTACTTCTAATCCTGACAATGGAGAATATAATGTAACAAGCTTAGATGTTGCACAGCAAACACGTTTTGTTTCTGTGGAGCTAAAGTTTGATGAAAAAGTATGGGCAAAATGGGCAGAGTCTGTTAATATGGACAGCCGTTGTATAAACTTTTTACTTATGCATCCAGAATTAGTAAACGAAAGAGTTAATCCTAGAAGTTTTACTACATTTTTTAATGCAATTAGTTCGATAGAAAAGTTTGAAGACGAATTACCTATGATTCAAATGATAGGCGAGGGTTCTGTAGGACAAGATTTTTCAAGCATGTTTACAATGTTTATTAATAATAAGCTTGATAAAATTATATCGCCAAAAGACATTATTTCAAAAGACAAAGATTACGTTTTTGCTGATCTAAAAAAAATAATAGGAGAAGAAGACGAATTTAGAGCCGATATCTCTAGTGTAGTTTCTACTAGAATAGTAAACTACTTGTTGAATTTTGCAAAAACAAACCCTATTTCTAAAGAAATAGTACAGAGAGTAGAAGAAATATTTACAGAGTGTACTTCTTTTACAGAAGACTTAAAATATTTTATTGTTAAAGAATTGTTGAACGGTAATAAACAAAAGTTTTCTAAACTAATGTTGAACCCAAAAATAACTAAAATTTTAATTAAATAATTATGAGAACATTACAAATAAATATCCATGAAGACTTAGAAAGAACTGTTTTAAGTAGCAAAATTGAATTGGAAAAAGCTAATTTTATTATATCTAAAAATAAATATTCTCTAAAACCTAATCAAACTATTTTTATATCAAAAAATTGTAGTATTCCAAAAGCAAAATTGCGGACTATAATGATGAGTCACAATTTAAAAGTTACTAAAAATTTTAAAGAAGCAGACGCTTGTTTTATAGACCCAAGCCCTCCTGCCCTTGCTAGAATTTCAGAAAATACTTCTTGTTATACGTTAATACATGACCTAAAAAAAATAGTAGACTGTTTTAGATATTCTATGGTCGATGAAAGCTTAGATTTATATAGGCTAGAAGATACTGATATAGATATATTAGAAAATCATATTAAAGAAGGAGAAAAAGTAATAGTAGATTATAAAAATCTTAATCAGATTAAAAGATTCTGTAATATTGACAATTACAATTATAGCTATGATTATAGTACATACTTAAAAGAAGGTATTGATTACGAATGTTATGAATATTTTTTAGACAATAAAATAGTTGTATATAATCATCAAGATTTAATGGAAATCTTAAATGGTAAAGATGCTTTAGTTATAGAAAAAAAAGAATATGAGCAGCTTAAATCTATGATAGAAAGTTCTGACGAAGATAATTTACTTTTAGCTATGGAAATGATGGCCAATTGTGATTACACAAAAAGTCTATTGTATTTATGTATGCTATTTGAAAACTACCAAGAAAGCTTTACAAAAAATAGGTATTCTCGTCATATTAATTTTAAATCTTTGTTAGCGTACTTAAAAATAGATCGTTACACAAATGTTACTATAGATTATATGATGGACTTATTTATAGAAAGAAAAGTTCTTAATAAAGAATGGGTAGATATAATCTTTGAAGAATATGCACATAGAATTGCTAACAGAGAGTCTAAACATTTTAAAGCTAAAGTAATAACTTTAAACACAGAGGCGCTTGAATTCTTAAATTTTAATTACGACCAAAAAATAATAGAGGATTTTGTTCCTGTAGAGAAAGAAGTAGAAGAAGAAGAAGAAGAAGTACTAAATAATAAAAGTATTTCTAATATTGTTTGGTCTTAAATTTAAAATATGGCGATTAGTGAAATGACAATTGAGTTTCCTGAATTTATTACTCATGTACCGTTAAGCGGTAAAAAATGGGTAAAAATAGGTTACAATAAGATACATGCTTCAGCGCACTTTACAGTTCGTAATGCATTTGTAGCAGCAATGCACAAGTATATTGAGAAGCATATGCCGCAAGACTATAAAATATCTTTGCCTGTAGAAACAGAATTAATTATATACGCTCCTATTAATTATGGAGATGTAAAAAGATTAAAAGACAAAAAAACAGGCAAGGGTAGAATTAGTTGGAAACCTGCTCCCGAAGGATATAGTCCAAGATGGGACATAGGTAATTTAGCTTTAGTGTGGATAAAATGTCTAGATGACGTTCTGCAAAAAAGAGGAATTTTACCTGATGACACAATAGAGTTTCTGTCAAAAACTTCTTACGAATTTGTAGAAGTAGAAACTCTTAAAGAAAGAAAGTTAGTTTATAAATTAAAAACAATTAAAAAGTAATGGAAAATTACAGAGAACTCTCTGGATTAAACCAAAGCCTTTTAAAGAAAATCCTTGTTAGTCCTTCTGCTTTTTTAAAGCAGTTGGACCAGCAAGATGATTCTGAAAAAGATCACTTTGTGTTTGGTTCTTTAGTAGATGATATGCTATTGTCTGATATAGAAATATCAGATAAATATTACACTATGAAAGATTCTTTATCTGAAGTTAAAAGAAACATAACTAAATACGTTTATGACATGTATCTTATAAATGACGAAGAAGAAGACTTGTCTTGGTCTACAATGGACGAAGAAATTCATGACGCTTGTGAACAGTATTCTTTTCAAACTAATTGGAAAGCAGAAACTAGAGTAAAAAAGATTAAAGAAGAATGTGAAAACTATTTTAATAGTTTGGTAGCCTCTAAAGGTAAAAAATTAATTACAGAAGAAGACTATTACAAGGCTGTTATAGCAGTAGCATCTTTAAAAACAGATCCTTTTACTGGCAAGTACTTAGAAGAAAAAGAAGGAATAGAAATATGGAAACACAAAGTAATTACATTTGACATTTCTCCTTTTGACGACGAAGTTTTTTCTATTAAAGGAGAACTAGATGAAGTATATATAGACCATAATGCAAAAACAATTTTGCCTATAGATTATAAAACTACTGGCTCTTCGGTGCACATGTTTAAGTATGACTTTTGGAAATTTAGATATGACTTTCAATGTGCTGTATATTCTTACGGCATTAGAAAAGATCCTGAAGTAGTAAAATTACTAGACAAAGGTTATGAGCTTTTACCTTTTAATTATATAGTAGTAGAAAAAGATATGGTAAACCCTCCTATAATTTTTAGAGTTCCTAATGTAGTAATGAACATAGGATGGCAAGGCGGTACTCTTACTTCTGGTAGAAAATACGAAGGTTTCTTAAATGCTTTAGAAAGATATAAATTTCACAAAGAAAGAGATAATTGGGATTACCCTATGGAATATTATATAAACGGACACATTAATATAGAAATATGAGCGATAAAAAATATACGCAAACATCAACTTTTTTGTTTCCTCTTTTGGAAATACCTAAACAATTATTTAGATGCGATGTTACTAATAATTTTAATAAAAGAATTATGACTACAAGATTCTCTAACGCTTTTATGTGGGACGAGGATCTAGAGTTTGATTTTAATCACGAGCCGTATATTTTTATAGTACTAAAACCTTACAGAGATTATAATTTTGAAGAATTTTATTCAACAATAATATCTATGGCAACTTATGTGGACGAATACGAAAAAGACGATTTTATTGTTATGGTATTTAAGATACCTGAAAAACATTTGGATCAATACAATCTTTTATTAGAAGGTAAGTATTCTAAATTGTCTCCAGAAATAAAAGGACTTATATTAAAGAACAGTTTCTTTAAATTAAATCCTAACATTCTTCCTCGTATTTTAAGCAGATGTCCTGAACTTAGAAAGAGCTGGGAAAAAGCTCTTTCTTCTTCTGAGAATGATCCTGTAATTTTAGGAGACCAAGAAGTATGGTCTATAATAGATAAAAATAAAGAAGGCCTTAGTAGTAAAACGTTAAAACAATTAGGAGTAACGCAGAAACTAAATCCTGCAAAAGAATTTGATAACTAATATGAAATATAAAAAACAATTCTGGATAGACACCCTGGGAAAAGGGTGGGCTATCCAGTTACAAGAATTATTAAAAACAGAATATGGTACTTCTAAATTAATGGGTTTTGTTGGAGCAGAATATGCTATGAACAAAGTAAAACCTAGTAAAGAAAACATATTTAAAGCTTTTAAACTTTGCCCTTGGGAATCTACCAGAGTTGTTATTATAGGTAAACAGCCGCACAGAAACATAGAAGCTGCTAACGGTTTAGCATACGGAAATGAATTTGTAACGCAGTTTTATTCTCCTGTTATTACTAGAATTTTTGAACAAATAGAAAGAGAATTTTATAACGGTTTACATGTAGGTTTTGATTTTAGTTTAGAACACTGGGCTAGCCAAGGAGTACTTTTATTAAATAAACAACTAACAATTAGAGAAGAAGACAAAGGCGAACATACTAAGCCTTGGGGTAAGTTTATATCTGCAGTTTTAAATGCTTTAAACGAGTATAAACCAGGTACTATTTACATTTTATGGGGAGAAGAAAATCAAAAACTAAAACCTTTTCTTGAAAAAAATAATTACGTTTTGACTTTTGATGACCCTAAAAATTACGTCTATCCTAAAAAAGACTGGCATTGTCCTAATTTTAAAGAGGCCAATGTTATTTTAAATAACTTATATAAAGAAACTATAAAATGGTAGAAGAAAAAATTATTATTAAGACTCAGTACTATGAAAATTACAATGTAGGACCTAAAGGGTTTAATACTTACGGAGACAAAAAACCAAAGTGGAAACCTAAAGGAGGTTATAATTTTGTAATAGAATTAGAAACTGATTTATTGCTTTATACAAAAAGTGTAGAGGCTATATTTGAAAAAATGATTTCTAAGCATAATACAGAAGCAGAAAAGTTTGAGTATAGAGACTATGAAATTATTTATGAAGAGCCTAGAGTTTTAGGAACTAAAGAAGATTTTTTAATTTTGTTAAAAGAAGAATTAGAATACGAATCATAAAATAAAAATCATGGAAAATAAAGAAGAATTAGAAGCGACTATAGCTTCTTTAGAATCGCAATTAACTGGTGACATGTTTCAAGATATGAATATTAAAGATGAAATTCATAACTTACAAATGAAACTAAAAGGAATTAAACCTATGGATAGCCATATAGATTGCATTGGTTGTGGATCATAAATAAAAGTACATATGACTGAGATAAAGAAAGTCAGTAGAAAAGCTATGGAAATCCGATTGTCAGAAAGAAGTAGCGATTATATCTCGCCTTCTTTTGGTTTCGGTTGTTTACTTAAATGCTCCTACTGTTATATGAAAAGGCATCTGCCAGAAGGCCTTACTGTTGCAAAAAACTATGGCGATATACTAACAGCAATTAACAATCATGCATATTTTTATGCTGATGTAAAAAAGCCTAATCAAACGGATCCTGAGTATGTTACTTATGACATTGCTTGTAACGAAGATTTTGCTTTACATGCTAAATACCACGAATGGCAAAAAATATTTGAGTTTTTTGTAGAGCATCCTATTGCTAAAGCAACGTTTGCTACTAAAATAATTCCTACTAAGTTCTTAGAATTTAATCCTAAAAAGAAAGTAAGAATTAGATTTAGTCTTATGCCGCAAATAATCAAAGAACAATTAGAGCCTAATACTCCAGATATTATAGACAGGATTAAATCAGTAAATAAATTTATTGAAGCTGGGTATGAAGTGCACTTAAATTTTAGTCCAGTAGTTGTATTTGACAATTGGTTAAAACATTATGCTAAGTTATTTGCTTTATGTGATGCTTATATTAAAGAAGAGTATAAAAAAGATGTACTGTCAGAAGTTATCTTTTTAACTCATAATGAAAATAAACACAACTATAATGTAGCTAATAACGTATCGGGAGAAGATTTATTGTGGCAGCCTAAAAAACAAGAAGTAAAAACTTCTCAGTATGGCGGTAAAAATATTAGATATGCTAAAGGATTAAAATCTAAGTATATAAAACATTTTACAAGTTTGCACGATGAAATAATTCCGTGGAATAAGATTAGATATATTTTTTAAATTAATTCAGAGAGCTCAAGGGCTCTCTGAAAAAATTTTACGGCTTAGTAGTTATCTTCTTCTAGTGCCTCTATATATTGAACCACAGTGTTTTCGTTATCTGGCTGCTGGTCTTTAAATATAAGAGCTAATCTTTCTAATAAAGTAAACTCTTCATCATCTTGTTTTTCTTTTAATAAATCATAAGTATAAGAATCTATAATTTGATTTTTTAAGAAATTATTTTTTAAATCTGGGAATTGACTTTCGTAAATACTTCTGTATCCAGGTATTTTTTTAACAACCCATTTGCCTGCATGGGTCCATCCTTTGTACATTCCACTTTTATAAGGTGTAAAATTAAATATTTCTTTAATATCTATTAAATCTTTTACAGTTCTTACACCAACAACAGGCTCATCAATAATTTGTAGTAATTCTCCTGTGTTTAATAAAGGTTGACCAGCAGCTTGTTCTAATAGTACTCTGTTCATTTGGTATGCTGCTAATTGCAACATCATATTTTCGTCATCATCGTCTGCTGCTACATTTACCATAGCAGATATAAGAGCTACAACTTGTAAATAAATAAGATCTAAAGTTGCTTTTTTAACTCCTCGTTTTTTAGCAGGACTAGCTATATTTTTATAAGCAGAATAAATATCCCAAGGAGTAAGATTCTTACCTTTAATTATATCTTGATATATAAAATCTCCTGCAGCAGGGTATATACCCATCTCTTCTTCTCCAGTAATAAAGTTTACTTTTTTCTTAGTAAATCTAGAATCCATCATA